TTTTATCAGCACCTGATAAGAGGGTATCACCGGTTCCGCTATTAGGACCGGTACCCGTATTAATACCTTGGTATGCCATCTACAAGATTCCTTTGTATGTTTTATTTATTTTAAACAACGTAGTTGTTGTTTTTAAGTGGTTTCTCTCTTTGGACCAACGGTGAAGTTGTAATACCAGAGTAGGGATTAGGTGTGAACTCTTTTGCAGTAGATGCAATTCTGTTCAGGAACTGAATCTTACCCCAACCAAACTCACCATATGTCATGTTTTCGTTGAATACTCCGGCGGTAGTACCGAAGCCAACATTGTTACATTCAACAACTCTAAGAGCAGTTGTACCAACACCTACACTAGGAATATTTTTGACTACCGTGTATGCGTTAGCAACCTGATAGATACCATCAAAATTAACATCAGTGTTGGTAAGATTGACTGTGAACCAGTCACCTGCCTTAAGTCCACTTACGGTAACGGCAACACCTACGATTGTAGGATCTCTCATGTAAGAGTTCTCAGGGATATAAAGCTCAAGAGTTCCAAGACCACCAGTAGATTGTGCATAACCAACAATCTCACCTTGATCACCGAAGTACGAGTTAACACCGATATTCTCGATGATCACGTTAGGAACTTCGACTTGTACAATTGGAGCCTGAGTATAACCAGTACCTGCATTTGTAATGGTGTAGGATGTAACACCAGTTCCACTTACATTTGCGGTAGCAGTTGCTCTAGTACCTGTGGGATCATCAGGGAGAGAGATAGAAACTGTTGGGGTGAAGGTGGAATAACCAGATCCAACCAAGTTGGCTGTTATAGATGTAACAGTTCCAGTGGTTCCGATACCAGTTGTTGCGGTTGCACCAACGATGGTTCTTTGATCAATAATACTAATTCTATCCTGATACTCAAGAAGGTTGGTCTCATTCCTAGAGTTAAAGAATGGTCTTGCAGTATCGGTGTAAGCAAACTGACTGGTTAAACCAACATAAGAGATGAGATAAGCAGCAGGTTGGATGAATGGTTCATACTCAACTCTGTCCTTAGTGACAAACTGACCATTGATAACAATATCATTCTGTTGCTTACACCAGGTGACGGGTCTTACCAAAGAGGTATTGGTTGTAACACCAGGTCCATCGTATGCAAAGGTTCTGACAGTATCCAGAGTTGTAATACCGGTTACAGTTCTAGGCTCTTGGAAGAGACCAAAACTTTGACCCTTCTTATAATCGTTCTTAAGTTGTAAGGTATCACCTACCTTGACCGTCTCCAGAACGTCAACCAGGACAACATCGACATCAGGTGTTCCCTTATAGAAGATAATCTTAGAGGTATCACCCTTCTTAGGAGGTTCTGTAAACTCAATTACGGCACCACCATTGAACTTGTATGCCTGATTAGGAACCTGGAGGATATCATTGATGGTAACAATCAGACATTGAGCCAGATTAATCTGTGATCCTTCAGCAACCTCGATGGCGAATTGTTGACTTGCAATCTCAAGGTTAAACTTCTTCTGTAATCCATCAAACTGATCGTCTAGTTGATCAAAGACATCAAGTTCACCAACAGTAAATCCATTGAAAGTATCACGATAAACATCGGTGACTGTAAGTTGGAACTCACTATAATCACTTTGACCAGTGGTGAGAATACCTGTTGTACCACCAAGGGATACTCTCAGGACTTCACCCTCTCTGTATCCAAAACCAGCACTAACAATATCGAATGCAATGACACTAGAACCTTGACCAACTACAATGTCAGCACGAGCACCAGTACCAACACCAGAGATACCCTCCGAATAAACCAGAGGAATACCAGCATAAGGTAGGGGTTTGTCGATGACGATAGCAGGAGGACTGTCAGGGTTCAGATTTGCACCAAAGTAAGAGGTGGTAATTGCAACAATGTGTCCGTTCTCAACGGTAGCAGTACCGATATTAACGACTGTTGTAACTCCTACAGTAGAAACAGCATAACCGACATTGACGGTCTGAACACCTACTCTATAACCAGAACCACTATTACCGATTGCAATCGATGTAATGGTACCTGCGATGGATACAAATGCCGATGCACCAGCACCAATCAGTGGTTGCATCCCCAGACCTGGTGTAGAACCCAGTGATACAAGGTTACCACCCCTAGGGATAGTAGCCTTGTTAGGATCGTCCTCAGAGGATACACTGTCACCGAGATAGGTGATACTAGTAATACCTGATCTTTCTTCCAGTCTAAAGTCACCTAGAGTTGCCTGAGCACCCTGTGGTTCCTGGAGGATGTTAGAGTTAAGGATAATCGCTTGTTGTGTGGAGAAACCAGTTACATTTGCACCATTCTGAAGGAGACTAAAGTTCTTAGTTTGACCGTTAAACTGAAGTTGAATGTTGTCGAAGGTGTAGTTGGTTTCGTAGGTATCCTGTTCACTATCCTTGATACCACTTCTCATAAAGGTTCTACCTTGGAATGAGGAGTATGTTGTAATACCTACCCAGTATCTTTCATCGGGAGCACCAGTTGTAGTGCTCAGAGGTGTCTTACCATAAGGTGCCTCAACAAAGTGAACGGTATTTTCTACGATGTTGTAGTTACCACCCATAAGTTCTACTGATGATCCACTTACGTGAGTTGCAACACCTGTACCCATCTGAGCTCTCAGAACTCTAAGGTTATTGGTTGCACCAACACCGACATCCTGAATAAGCATCAATTCTTCGTCAATCTTGATGATATCGTTGGCTTTGAAGGAACTAACACCTGCTACGGTGAAATCAACGTCAAATACGATATTTTGATTGAGAGTAGTGTTGTTTTGGGTCTCAGTAACAGGTGCCTGGATCATATTGTCCAGAGCAAGAAGAGTTCTTGCATTCTGGTTAGTACAGGTGACTTTATGGAAAGTACCAATACCCAAAGTGGTCAAATCAAGCAGAGTTGGGGGAACAGTCAGTGCATCAAAGGCAGATGCAGCTAATCCAACGTTAACATCGTTCAGTTTGACTGCATATACGGTAGAAGGCAGTTTATCAGTCGATACACCTGCAATTACAGTAGTTCCAATACCAATAGCATTGGCAGATGAGAGATTTGAGTTCTCATAGGCATATTTCAGTTTTTCACCAGTTACAAAGTAGTGATTAGGCAGCTTCAAGTAATCATTGGTTAGATCAACCGCAGTATCACTATTACCTCTGAAGATTCTTTGGAAGATAGGCTCATCTGCGGAGAACAGTTTAAAGTTCTTCTTAGTATCAAGAGCTGTACCTGTGTAAGTGCCAAATTCGGAGAATAAGACGTTATTTTCAATAGTGATGGAAGAAGGTCCGACAATATTATCGAAGTTCTTCATCGAGATACCAAATGCACGAATATTAACGTCAATGTTGGCAATTGGGGTGTAAACCAAGTTTGTAGTAGAACCAGTCTTAGTAACACCGACAGTTCCGAGTCCTACATTGGATACAATGTCACCATACTTGACAAAGTTCTCATTACTGACCGAATCAAGGACAGCAACCTCAAACATCTCATATTCGTTGTTGGTTGTGTCAGTAACCTGAACAATAAAGTACTCACAGGCGAATGGATTCTCGTAATTAGCAACCAGATTGGCTGTAGGTGAACCAGAGGCAGAAATTGTGGTATCGTAAGAAGAAAGATTAGAAACCATCAGACTTTCTGTTCCTACACCAGTTCCACCACTAGCAATCTCAACAATACTGCAGTTTGCTGTCAATGCAGTTCCTACACTAGGAATGAATTGTACGATAATGTTAGAACCATCAATAACGGTGTGATAGGTACCGAAACCGGACAGACCAGCCAATCCTTGATTGTTATCGATATCACCGTAATGGAGACTTTCGACTTTAGTACCATTATGCAACAGATTTAACTCATTAAAGAAGTATCTGTAATCCGTATCCTGGAACTGAACCAGAAGTTTGGCGGATCTGTTAGAAGTCGGGATACTAGCAATTGTTGTTGCCGTACCGACAGGAATATCAGTCGTGGTAGCAGCAATAGAGACAATATTACCGACTGACGTGGAACCAATACCGGCAATGATGGTAGATCCACTGAAGGTTTGGTAGGAGATTTGATAGTTGTTGTATTCGGAGAGGTTGGGGAAGAATGTAAGTCCCCACTCACTTGAACCGACACCAGTATAACCAAAACTACCAAGTGGCATTCCATTATCAATGGTGGCATACTCACTAACGTAACCATCAGTCCCATCCTGTACCAGATTGACAATACTAAACTGTTTTCTGTTACGAATTTCGGAATCTGTTACCAGAGTGAAGATCTTGTTCCAAGCATACTTGTCATCAAAGACATCGACGATGGAGAATTCCGTTTCTCTTGGATTACTGTCAAATTGACCACTGAAATCGTCAATCTTAAGGACTCTGTTACCTCTTGATTCAAAGTAGTCAAGAAGAATTTTATTCTCAAAGATGATTTCATCAGAGACCACCTTGTTACCAGAAATATTGATTGTGGTCTCTGTGGCTCCATCAAAGTCGGGGTAACACCACAACTCAATATCACCAATGATGTCTACAACAGTAGAAACCTCAGCATCGATGGCGGTTACAATACCGGGTGCATTGTTATCAACCACCAGATCAGCAAATTTCTCAAAACCAGCAGTATGGTTGAGTGAACTTACAGGATCATCCCAAGTATCAAGGGGAACTCTAGATTTCAGTGAATATGAGAAGTTCTGATAGTATTCGTTATTAGGAATGACCTGAAGATTGTCATTCAGCATACCGGAGTTGGATTGCCAACCATAGATGAAGGTAGCACCTACACCAAGTGCGATCGTAGAATCAAAATCAATTGCAGAAGTTATCTTTCCTTGATTACCTGATGTCTCTGATCTAATAATTGTACCAACTTCAAAATCATCCTCGGATGTAATGAAGAGATATCCACTTACATCATCAAATCTTTCTACAGTACCTCTACGAGGTCCATTTACAACAACTTCCTCCTTGAGGAAAGGAGTAATTGCAATTACTGGCTCAAAGATTGGGAAATATGTCTGAGGTGTGACTGAACCAACAACCTTAGAAGTAACTTCACCGGGATATTCACCTGGAGCAAGATACTCCTCAAGACTATACTCAATGTAGGCACCAGCACCACCTAATTGGCTATCAAGAGCAATGACTTCAAATAAGGGGTAACCGTAATCTTGAGAGTTATAACCAGTTCCGTCAGTTCCAAAACCAATAGCAACATTCTCAACAATTACCTTCTCACCTACCTTGAATGGCCAGTCTCCAGGATCACTAAACTCGTTAGAGAACTCAAGACGTACAATCTTAGATGTTTCATTATAAGAAACAGAACTAATACTAAATCCATTAGTATTGTTGATTGGAATAATTTGAGGTGTAACATTGGTCAGAGAAGTTGTGTTCTCTAGAATGAATACGTCACTTGCACCAATCTCGAAGATAAGATTTACATCAGTAATTTGCTTATCTGTAACACCATCGATAACAACCAGATTAGGTGGCTGACTGTAATTTACACCACCTGAGGCAATACCGATAGATTCAAAACTACCGAGTGGTTCAACCTCAAGAACCTGTGGAAGGTTACCAACAGCATTAAGGGTATTATCGGAGGGATATCCAAAACCAATGTTATTAAGTCTTGTCTGAAGAACATTACCAATAGTAGTACTGGTTGGCTTCAGGAATGCACCTGTACCTAATCCACTTCTTACACCTTTATAACCGGGAAGAGACTTGTATCCAGTTCCCTTATCAATAGCAGTTACTTTATTGATAGGTCCAATCGCTGTTCTGGACAGGGTGTCATATCTCAGGATAGCATTTGTTGTTCCATAAGATACAACTCTATCGTCATCAAAAGGAATATTGTAATCGAAGGTTTCAGTTGTTACACCAATAAGGTTAAATTGACCGTCAAACTTATTATTAAAGACGTTGACACTGTTATAATTGATAACTGTAGTATCTTCGTAAATTCTAAGTTTTACAGGAGGAATAATATCGAGATTGTCTGGATTAAATCCATAATATAGATTAGAAGGAATAGTATCTGTTACTTCAATATTCAAGAAAGCATTAGATGTGACACCAACGGTTCCACCTTTGGTAACTTCAAACTTATTAGTGGCCTTCGTAGTCCAGAACTGATTGACCTTTTGGAAGTCACTATAGATGGTCATATCAAATGCTGCATAATCTACACCCTTATCGGTGAATGATAATGACGAGTCAGACAGATCAAATCTGATGTTCTGATTTTTCTGAATTTGAACACTAGGATTGATTCTAGAAAGCGTTGCAGTTTGTGCAGATCCCACATTTACAAACCTAGGATTCTCGTTTTCTAATTCAGAGGCCTCCAATACCAACTTAACCGAGTTCCTGTCAAACAGGAAAACGTAGTACATCATCTCATCAATCAGACCCTCAGATGGGGTGTCTGCACTATAGATGATTTTGTCTCCAGTATTGTATTTGTTGTATGGAACCGTGAAGGTATTAGCGTTTGTATTAACACCTGATTGTGGGATGGTGTCAGGATCAAATACAATTCTTCTATTATAGTCGTTATATAATACTTTGATATCAGTGGTAGTGGTTGGGTTTACATCGATAGTAACGATGTCACCTCTCTTCAAACCGTGTGTGACAGCAGTGGAAACAGTAACAATGTTTTCAGATACTCTACCACTTAAGACTTCCTTGATATTAGTATTGAAACTGTGATAACTTCCAAGTCCTACCTTATCTACAAAGTACAGTAATGCACCCGCCTC